TTCTTCAGCCATTGTTCTCCTTTACAACGTGGGTTGATTTTGTTTGAGTGCTGCGATTCGCTCTAACAACACCTGTTCGTACAACTGCATGATGAGCAATTGGCGATTGATTCTGGACTGCTCCTCTGGAGGCACTGATGAATAGATCGATCCGCATACAAAGGTTTGCAGTTTTTCAAGCTTTACTGACAAGTCAAACTTTTCATCTAACAATATCTTTTGCCACGATGGATGAATGCGTTTTTCCATGCGGACCACATGCCTGCAAACTGAGACATCCGAATTTCGATTGAATTCAATCTTCACACCGCAAACATCACACAAATTTTTCATCGTTCCGCCTTTATAGCGTGGGTTGATTTTGCGGTGCAACCGCGTTTTGAACCTGGGGATTGACTCCCGGCGCGTTACCGGGCTTTCCCATCGGCGCAGGAGGCGGAGCCGGGGCTTCCGCCTTCAGCATCGCTTCGTGCATGTCGGCGTGCAGTTCCACATTCCTCACATGCGGGTTGTCCGAGTACCCCGGCATGGGCGACGGCGGAAACGGTCCCGTTTCTTCAGTCTCCATCCTCCAGCAATCCTCGCTCGACAACCATTCCTTGCACTTTGACAATTCCCACTGGTGGTAATCACGCTTGCGCGCCGGAACGGACGGCAGTTCCATCGGCGGAGGCTCATACGGCATCGGGGTCTGGCCGGATTCCATCGCCTGCAATGAATTGATGGCGTGCTGCTGGTTGTACGATTCATACGCCGGATTCGGAATCGGAGACTCGCGGGTAAGAATCTCAATCTCCCGGACCTGCTTGGAAAATGCGAGCGAAGGCGTAACCGTAAGGTTGGACATGCCCTTGACTCGGAAAATCTCTTCCCAGTTGTCGGGAGAGGCCAGCACTTCCGCCCCAATCGGCGTGGGAGCAATCAAAGGCAGCGTCTGATCGAGCATCGCCCTCTGGCTGGCCGTCGAGTCGGGGAACGTCGAGTCCGTGTCGGGCTTGGCGTTGAACCTTCCCCGCGTCAGATGCGCGAGGACAATCGTCGTAACCTGCCCATCGGACTTGGTAACCGTGATTTCCTTTGAATGGTCAGGATTCTTTGCCGCCAGCAACGCCGCTTTCTTGTAAATCCCCGCGAAAACCCTCTGAATCCGGCTCCACGTCGGCCCTAAAATCCCAATGGACTGCGCCTTGTCCATCGCCCTCTGCGATGCCGTCTCGTCCTTCGGTCCCGCCACGCCTTCAAGCGCCGGGGAAGCGCCGGTAATGTCCTGCGACAACGGACCACGGTAATCCTGCATACATTGCACGAACGACATGGGAACGTTCATGTCGGGCTCGCGGAAGAAATCCGCCGCCAAAGGCTGATCCTGCGGGGAAGTCGGGTTCTTGATCAAGTTGAACTGCGCCGGTCTTGACGCCTGGTCAACAATCGCGTCGTAATCTTCCGCATCTCCGCGAAAGTGCGTCATCGGCCAGCCCTTTTCGTAATACTCCCTTTCCGCATTTTTGAAATCGTTGAACCCGTCCTGCACGATCTTCATCGGCTCCATTAACGCCCCGCCGGTGAGCGAATCCCGCTTCTCGCTCATCACGATATCGATGGCATCGTCCATCGACTCGGCAAACGACTCGGAATACTCCCTGCCGCAGAACTTGATATGAGCGCCCTCGGGGAAGCACTTGAGCAGAATGTCTGCCACCGTCATCGGGGAACCATCCTCGTTAACAGCCGGTTCCAGAATCGGTTCCTCGTTCTCCTCATCCCATCCCGATGCGCCCGTGTAAACCTCATCGCACGATGTGTGAGAGAAGCACTGCGTCCTGAGAAATGCGTGCATCTCCGTGGTAACGTGCGCGAGGGCGGACCCGGTGAGATAGAAGCCCTTTCTCGCCTGCCTCACCCCGAGACGGGCATACCGCTTCCATTCCGACTCACCGGGAGCGTCCTCTCCCCCGGAAAACTTCCACGCGCCTTCCCCGTCCCGCAGCCACGGGTTCTCGGCACGCAGCTTGAGGTAATGAACATCCTTGTAAAGAAAGCAGTAAAGCGCCATGTCCTGGTCGCGGCAGATAATAGGAACCGTGCTCTCGAGCGTCCCGAACAACTCCGCCGTCTCCATCCTACGCGGCTTGCCTTCGTCGTTGACGCCCCACTTCTGCTGGTTCTCGCATGTCCGCGTCCACGCAACGCACCGTCCCGATAACTCAAAGAACCTCGATACCGCCTGCTGCATGTCCGAGACGTCGTTCTTCTTGTCAAACAGGTGACGGTAGCCTTCTGCCGTCTCCGCAGCCTGTATATCCTCCGACCTATCCGGCCTGTCGGGCTGAAAGTCGATCCCAGGAGGGTTCTGCGTCAACACCGCATCAATCGTCCGTCTCCGTGCGCGGAAGATGTTGTACGCCCCCATGTACTGCCCGCATTCAAACCCGTTGCCATCACCCAAATCGACATACGCCCCGGCGGAACCTACCTGATAAGCTCCCGATGAATAGTTCGGGTAGAAGTGTTGAACTCCGTCATCATAAAACCGCATTCCCCTGTCGGTCAGGTCTTCAATGCGGCGATCGTACAAATCTTCCTTCTGAAACTGCGTGATCAGGTTCTTCAGCACATCCTTGAGCATCGCGGGAAGATGCCGGTTGCCTTCCCCGAACGTCAAAGGCTGTCCTGCCTGTTCTTCTACCACATCTGCCCCGCCAGTCGCGGATTCATTAGGCATTACGGGAGTTGTCGCCATTTACCATCCGTTCCAGTGTCGCAATCTGCGCCTGTTTCGCCGCCTTGTCCACTTCCGCCTGCCGCTCGATCATCGCCTTGAACGCCTTTGCGAACGTGTGGCAGCAGAATCCTTTTGACCCGATGTAGTTCCGCCGCTTCAGGTTCTGCTTCACGGGCGAACAGAACGGGCAGCGGATATATCCCTGCTTGCCGTTGCGGCACTTCCAGTATTCCGCCTGCACAAAATCCAGTTTCTTTCTGGATTCTGCCCTGATTTCCTGCTTGCGTCCTTCGGTGAGGCACGGGCGTTCGGTGCCGTCTGCATCGTTGCCGAGCTTAGGAACTATGCTGTTATGCATATCTGGCATCATTTCCAAGAGTGTGCTCCTTAGTGCCGTCAGGAGTCGTTCCCGAACGCCCTACTTGTGTTTCCAACCCTTCATCGTCAGCGCCAGCCGCGCGCGCTTCCCCGCCAAACCCGAATCGCCCTTGTGCTCCTGCTCATACTCGGAGTTCGACACGCCTTCCCGCTTCGCCGCAGCGGTCATCGCGCCCTTCTTGATGGTGAACTTCCCCGCCTTGCCAAGATCAACCTTCTGCTTCTTATAAAGCGCCATCAATCGCCTCCCCCGGCATCAATCCGCCCATCGGATACGTCCTTCCATCGGGAAACAGCATCATCTTCCCGCCGCGATGGTCATAGTACGCCGTGCCATGATCATTCCGACTGTGGCTGGCATATACGACCAGCCTCGGGTACCGCAACCTGATCTCGGGATTCGCAGGAACCCTGCCGTTCATCTCGCCATTCCACACAAGAGGAAGAACTTCGGGAACATCCTCAACAGAAGGAACAGGCTCTTCCACGGGAACTTCCACCGGCGTCGCATCGGGCGGAGTTTCAACCGGAGGCGCGTCTGCCTGCGTCGTATCCATTCCTTCAAACATGACTTTTTTCCTTCTTGGCATAAAGTCTCTTCTTTGCAAAATCATGCAGCGTAGAGTGAGGCAGGGAAGCCAGCGCCTTGTTCCGCGCATACAACTTCCCCGGATGATGCTCCGCTATGGCAAATAACCGCCTCTGCGCCTCACTCTTCGCTGGCATTTACTTCTGTCCGTTGATCGTGCGATACGTTACCGTCAGCAACCCGCTTCCGCCGGTCCCAGCCGTGAATACCGCCGTCGCATTCGAGTAATAAATCGCCGTGTTCACGCAGTTCGCGCTCGGCGTAGTCGCCAGCACGCCCGCCACCTTGTGCTCCTGGTTCGCAGCCAGCGAAGTGTAATCCGTCGCCGCCCATGTCGCCGTCGCCGGGTAAGTCAGCGCCGTGCCATAGGACAACTGCGCAGCACCACCGCCCACATACGCCGCCGATCCGAACACAAGGTTCATCGTCGCATCGATCACATCAATCAAATTGCCAGCGCCCGGTGCCGGGATAACCAGTATCGGGGTCGTGAACGCCGCCTGGATCTGCGCCAAGGTAAGCGGAATCTGCACCGTCTGCAAACTCGCGCTCGCTCCCGCACGGTTGTCGTCAATGCTCACACCCGCAGGAATCACCGCCGCCGCCAGCATCGCATTCGTGCCGCCTGCAGCCGCCCAGCGCCCGTCCACGATGATCTGGCCGCCGCCCTGAGACGCGCAGTAGTTCAACGCCTCCTGCAAGCCCACCGTTCCCGAACGCACGCTGTCGCCGTTCGAGTGCGCGTACGTTCCGGTAAACGTCACGCTCGTGCTGGCATAAACCGTTGGCGTGGAATTCGATACCGCACTCGGCGTCACCGTCTCCATCGTCGAATCGCCGCCCACAAGAATCGGAGCAGACGTCGACAACGGGTAGATAATCGTCCCGTCCGACAGGTTCACATACCCGTGCGCCAGAACAACCGTCTGCACACCCGTCGCTCCGCCCACCGGCCCGATAATCTGGATCGCCGGAACGCGAGGGTTCACGCCATACGCAAAGTCATACGCATTGAACATTCCCGCAAAATTGCTCAGTTTACCCGCCATCTCATTCTCCTTCGGAGATCACCCGTCGAAACGGGGCTGAATTATCCCTTACAAGCCGCCGTAAGCAGGCTCGCCTTCCGCTTCCTTCATGTGCTCGTGCTCAGGCTCCTCGGCCTCTTCGTCCAGAAAACGTCCCAAGGATTCCTTCGCCTCTTCCGCACTGTTATGCTCCTTCGGCCCGTCGTGCTCGCCATCCTCGCCAATCGCGTGAGAAGTGTGCGTCATCCCGTCCGAATGAACGATATGATGCTTGTCCCCGCCCGAATGCTTGTGCGCCAGCTCGGCAACCATGTGAAGATGGTTCGGGTGCTCCGTAACCTCCCCGTCATGGTGCGTCACCGTGTGCGAACCATCCGCGTGATGGGCAATGTGCGTCTCGCCCGTAGGCTCCTCGCCACCTACCTTGAATCCCTTCTCAACAGGCTTGCCCTTGCCGGGAAACTCCTCGCCCATCTTCCCGAACCCCTTCAAGCCCCTCGCCTTCATCTCAGCCATTGCGCCTCATCCTTTCCGAATTCGGTTCCTTCTTCTCCGCAGAAAACCACTCCCGGTTCAAAGACTCCGCAATCATACGCGCCTCAGCACTGGACCGTGGTTTGACCTTATCTTCCTCCCGATGTTTGCTTTGCGTCAATTCTTCTTTGCCGCCAACTACCTTTTTTGCAACATCGGCCATCTCCCGCGCGTCCAAAGCCTCCCACAAATCCCGGTTCTCCTTCCGCAAAATCAGCACCAGGATCGCCAACGCCACGCTCAGCATCCCAAGTATCGAAATCACTACCTCGACCACATCGACCTCCTCCCCTGCGCTCGCTTGTGCTGCGCATCCATCTTCCGCATCCTGATTGCCACCTCGGTCATCGTCAAACCACGCTCTTCCATGTCCTCACGAACCTCGCTCGCCACTACATAAAACGGCTTCGACTGCGGCTTCCCGAAGATGTCGTATAACCCATACCCCGCACCCTGCATCGGCGAATCGGTCCCGTCCGTCGTCTTCTCCATCTTCTCCGGTTCCTCAGGGTTAGCCTTGATCACTGGAATCAGCCTCAGCAACTGCGTGCACTGCCGAGCAATCCGCCAGTTCGGAACCTCCATCGCGTGACCGTACGCATCCTCCCCCACCCGGACCATCTTCTTCATCCGCTCCCGCATCAGCGTGTCCCGACCCAACTTGTCCCTCGTAGCCTCGTGCGGATCCGGTATCCCGTTCTTGCGCAACGTCTGGATCATCCGGCTGTTCACCGAGTTCGCATTCGCTCCCATCGTCGCCGTCACCTTCGTCGCAGCCGCATCAAACGAATGCGCAAAACTCCTGAACTCAGGCATCTTCCCGTCCGCATCCCGCGCCCAGTCCACAATGATACGCGCCAACTCCTCCGGCTCCTTGTGCTGCTCAAACAACTCCGCATAGGTGTACACCACACTATCATCGTCCATCGCGTGCAAATAGTAACTCGCCGGATGCTCGTAGCCCCAGTTGCCCGATATCCACCGCTTCCACCAAGGACGGATATTCAACTCCCGCCGGTCAAATACATGAACCGCTTCGTC